CTTTCACTCTTCGTCCACTCATAACGCTTTGACGACTACTATCGCCACGATGGTCTTCGGAGAGGGTTTTGATGCTACGACTTTGGACGGTCGTTTGGCATTTGACCAATGGAATCTCAACGACGAGCTTCGCAAGGCTTGCGTTGACTTTCAAATTCAAGGCGGCTTTGCTTTGGAGGTGAATTGGTCACTTGATAGAACGACGATTGCAAACGTCTCTCACCTTCCTTTTGAGAATATCCGTTCGGGATTCGTCAACGAAGACGAGCAGGTGGATTATTATTACTACTCCAAAGACTGGAGCAGCAAACGCGCGGAGGTAGATGAGATATGCACCTTTGACCCTGAAAGAAACATAGACCATCCTACTCAGGTGTTCTATGTGAAGCCGTTTTCTCCTGGGTCATTCTATTACCCGAAGCCATGCTATACGGGTTCGATTGACTACATCGAGCTTGATAAGGAGATAGGAAAGTACCACATCAACAACATCCGTAACGGGATGAGCCCTTCGTTCTCTATCCACTTCAAGAACGGCATTCCCCCACAAGAGGAGAGAAACCGCATCCGAATGGATATCGAGAGACAGATGTCAGGAGCAAGCAACGCGGGGAAGTTTATCGTCACATATTCCGACGATCCCGAGAGGAAGCCAGACTTCGAGCCGTTCCAATTGTCCGACGCTCACAATCAATATCAATTCCTCTCGGAAGAGGTGACCGCAAAGATTATGGTCGGACATCGGGTGACGAACCCGCAGATGTTTGGGGTTGCTGTACCGGGTAAGTTGGGAGGCGGTGGAGAGCTTGCAGAATCTGCGGCTCTATTTGAGCAAAATGTCGTTAGACCAAATAGAAGGATAGTCGAGGAGACCGTGAAAACACTTTTACGGGCTGCGGGCTTGGATTCAGCAGTTCTTGAGTTGAGCAGTCAAGAGGACGAAGTCAACCTCGATGCCTCGTGGGAATTCCTTGACGCATTAGGAGAGGATATGAGCGATGAATGGGAGCTGATAGACGAAAGCCCTGTTGACTATGAGACGGAAGCCGTTAAGGACGCTTTATGGGCGTTTGCAAGCGTCCCTTCATCCAATCCCAACGGCAAGAGCGAGCAGGACACCGAAATTATCAAGGTTCGGTACGTGTATTCTCCCAAATCGGTGCAAGATGACTCACGCTCTTTCTGTAAGAAGATGGTAGCAGCGAGCAAGGTCTACCGAAAAGAAGACATAGAAGCGGCATCTCTTAGAGCTGTGAACCCAGGACTCGGAGAAGGCGGTTCAAATACCTATGATTTGTTTCTCTACAAAGGAGGCGCACGATGTCACCACTTCTGGAGCCGTCAAACGTACCTCAAGAAGACAAATAAGAAGATATCAGTTAACCAAGCGAAGAAACTGATTCGAGAAGCGGGGGTAGACGCTAAAAGATTACCCACAAACTCGCCCAAAGTCGCACAACGTCCAATCGATATGCCGAATGAAGGCTTCGTAAACCCCCGATAATGGCACTACAAGCAGAAGTACTCTTCGTGAATCCCGATTATATCAAGCGGATCACAAATATCAACGCGAGTGTAGAAGACTCCTACCTCGTTCCTTCAATCATCCTTGCTCAAGACAAGTACATCCAACTCTATTTGGGCACGGATTTACTCGAAAAGCTAAAGACTGAGGTCACTCAAGTAGGCGGGCCGACCGGAAATTACGCTGTTTTACTAGATAACTACGTCCGAAAAGCCACGCTTTGGTGGACTATGGTCGACCTTATGCCTTCGCTCTACGTAAAGATTGATAACGGAGGACTTGCCATCCGTATCTCTGAGGATACAACGGGCATCTCTCCCGATGACTTACACCGAGAGACAGAACGCGCACGAACTAACGCTCAATTCTACACCTTCCGACTGTACAAATACCTGTGCAGCAACTCCTCGCTTTTCCCAGAGTACTCATCCAATACGGGAGCTGATATGCTTCCGCAACCTGCTGACTATTATCAAAGCGGCTTGAGTATCTCACGAGGTGGAGGTGTTCCGCTTGAGGATTTACGCTATCTGTTGAAATGAGGAATAGTAGAGAGAAAAATATAACCCTATTGAAGAAGTTCCTTGATGATTTCAATCGAAACAATAATGACAATACTCCCAAGCCTTCTGGGAATCATAGCGGTATGGGTAAACCTAAACCGAGACATTGAAAAGCTGAAGGGTCGCGTCATAAGAGTAGAGAGCGACAAAGAAGAATTGAAACAGATGATGAAGGAAGTCATCGAGTCAGTTCACAAAATCGAGTTGCTACTTGCCAAGCGATGAAGTATTTCAAGATAGAAGAATTCGAGTCCCCCGATGAGCCAGGGTCGGGATGTATGATGGACGAGAACTTCCTTGAGCTGCTTGATGAAGCCAGAGATTACGCGGGGATCCCGTTTGTGATAACGTCGGGATTTCGTTCAGTCTCCTACAATCGCGAGTTAATTGAGCAGGGATTCAGCGCATCGAAAAACTCCTCTCACCTCTTGGGGTTAGCGGCTGATATCAAAGTCCGAAACTCAAAGGAGAGATGGATAATCCTGGACGCTCTTCTCGAAGTCGGAATAACGAGAATTGGGGTTGGTATCTCTTTTCTTCATTGCGATATCGACCCACTCAAAGAAAACCACATCATATGGACTTACTGACGAAAGACCGAGACATCCACGTTCTCCCCTTGCAATTCGAAAACACAGCCAAAGAACAGAGTATCTATCTCCTCTCGGATGTCCACTTCGACTCTGTTAAATGCGACCGCAAACTCTTCTTCAAACACCTTGATATGGCGAAAGAAGAAGGAGCGGTCGTTTTCATTCTCGGTGACCTCTACGACTTGATGCAGATGAGGTTCGACCCTCGCGGAGACTATGCGTCTCTTCGTCCTGAACTCAAAGCCACGGCATATATCGACGAGGACATCAAAGACTGCACTACCAAGCTCGAACCCTACAAGGATATCATCAAGCTTATCTCGATGGGTAACCACGAGACCAACATCACCAAGAGACACGGCATCGATACAATTCAAAGAACGGTCGGGGTACTCAACGCGATGGGAGGGAATATGGTCGCGGGGTATTATGCGGGATGGGTGATTCTGAAATGTGAAACGAACGGAGGACGACGAAGAAGCTTTCCGCTTCACTATCATCACGGATACGGAGGCAATGCAAAACGCTCGAAAGGAGTCCTAAATGTCGACATCGATATGAAGGACTATCCACAAGCCCGAATCATAGCGCGAGGACATACGCATCAGAAATGGTATCATCCCGTCATGAGAGATGTTCTATCTGCTCAGTTCCAACACGTCCAAGAAACCGTTCACGTAGTGCAGACGGGATCTTACAAAAAGAAAGACCGCTCTATCGGTTGGGAGGTAGAGAAGGGATTCTCTGTCCCTCGTTTGGGCGGTTGGAAGTTTACAATTAAACCCTTCGGGAATAACTATGATATCCAATGCCACGAACTCCACTAAAAGACACCAAGCTCGGAGCATGGTTCAAAAACAAAGCCCCCGATGTACTCGAGGCTATCGGAAGCGTCATCCCGGGAGGCGATGCCCTGAAAGCTATCGGGGCTTTAATTGATGCCTCCACCGAAAGCGAAGAAGAAAAGAAAGAAGCGCGGAAGCTGCTCATCGAGTTAGAGAACGAGGATAGAGCCAACGCCCGACAACGGGAAGTAGAGGTGACTAAGGTCACAGGCAAGAGAGACTGGATGCAAGCCCTTGTCGGTATGGCTGCGATGAGTATCGGGGTTGTCATGGTTATATGGGCGATGACGGGAATACAAGACAAAGAGGTTTTCTTTCATATACTCGGATTCGCTGAGGGTACTCTCGTGGGTCAGGTGGTCAACTATTATTTTGGTTCTGCAAAATCCTGAAGTATCTTCGGTTGTGCCTTTTTCGTTGGGCATATCTGTTTTGTTCGGGAGGGGGATCTGAAAGGGTCTCCCTTCTTTTTTCTCTGTTTTATGGAAAAAACTTTGGTTAATGGAAAATAAGGTCTATCTTCGTGACAACGAAACAAACAGATATGGAACACCACACAATCGAATTAAGCGAAAAGACATGGCTCGAAATCGAGTACGAAGTCGACGCAGGAGTTGAAGGGTCATACAACGAAGCCCCATCGAATCCCTTTGTAAGTATTCAGACAATTACCCTTTGCCAGATGCATGAGGTGAGAGGGACACAAGAAGTCGAGGTATACGGAGAGGATAGCATCGACGACACGCTCTTCCCCATTGATATGGGGATGATTGAATTTGACATCGAAGAAAAGCTCCGAGGATGAATCAGCTCAAACGAACAACGGCTCAATTCTATATTGCGGCATTAGAGACCTACAACGATGACGAGTTAAGTCGATACGTCTTCGATTTAGAATCAACCTTTGATGCTATCGAGAAGAGGATCACAGAACTTCACAACAAACAAACAGAGCAATGAAACGAAATAGCTACATCTGCGTGAGTACTTCGGTCAACGAGAACCCAGCACCGAAACGACATTGTCGTGACTCTTTTCTCTACAACGTGGTTTCTGATGCCATCAGCGACACGAAAGACTTTGAACAATTAATTGAACAGCTCAAGCAAAGTGTAACACAAGCACGAACGAAATGAAACAGCC